CGTTCGTGCCCCGGCGTTCGCTAGCTTGGCATCAACGAAACGATCAACGAGGGGGTGGCCTGCCCAGCTGGGTTCGAACCAGCGACCCTCAGCTTAGAAGGCAGATGCTCCTAAGCTATTTTCGGCATTTGCATCAATGACTTACATTATGCGAACTGTGCTATTGATTTCACAGAACGCGCCCGTAAGTCATTGATTTTTCGCCCGATAGGTTTTCCCAATAGTACGGATTTTGCCTAAGATCCGACGACACGCACCGACCATTCTTGGACATACTCGGCGCCATCCGGGCCAACCTCCGTGCCGTGAAACAGCATGCCCGTCGCCGTCATCGTAACCAACCGAGCGTCGCGCAGCTCAGGGATGAGCGGCCTCCTCTGCTGGTCGTTCGGGTCGTATATGGTGGCCTCCGGCCGGTAGCCGACGATCGCCACTGCGAGCTCACCGCGCACGCCTGGGCTGGCGGATATCTCCCGGTTATGAAGACGCCGGCCCCGTTCCCTCAACCTTTTGACAATACTGTACATTTATACAGTATATCAATCAGACTTGATCTCCCTCAAGATGAACCGCTCCCGCACGATCAATATTTCCAAATGGAAAAGCGAACCGATCACAAAACGGCAATACTGGTCGACGCGGCTATCAACGCTGCAGTGATCCATGGCCCTATCGCCACGGCCAAAGAGCTATTCGAGCAGGGCGTTCCACTTTCAATCGCGATTCGGGTACTGACGCGGCCGAATGAGCGACGCCGATATCAAGTTAATCAGCGGCCAGCATCTCTGGAGTGACGGTACTCCGGCAGACTTGCCCGAATTCTGCATGGTAGGTGATCGCCGTGCATTGCCGCTCGCTCAGCCAGCCGCCCCGGGCAGCATAGGCGTCGCGCGCGGCCAACGTTGAATGCTGAATTACCGTCATGCCGGCGTGCTCCTTTTCCTCGCCGTGGTGACGGTGCCCGGTGTGCACGTAGCGCTTCGTCGTATCGCCCCAGGTCCTCGGGAACTGCGCGGCGAACAACAGCGGCAGCTGGTCGTTTTTCTTCAGGTGGCCGTGATGCCAGGCCAGCATGGTCTGGCCGTGCTGGTAGACGTAGTACGGGAGTTCGGAATCGATCACTTCGACCCGGGGCTCGTTTTCGTACAGCGCCTTGAACATGGCGCGCAGCCAGACCGAGCTGGCCAGGTCGTGATTCCCCTCGGCCATCAGCACGACGACCTTCTCGTGTCGCTGAAGCGCGAACCCGATCACCCGGCGCAGGATCCGGATTGCGGTCTGGACGACCTTCGGAAAGCGCCCATCCTGATCAAGGATATGGCCCGAGGTCGGCGTTTTTGCCTCCAGGCCGTCACTGTGCAGGAAGTCGCCGAGCTGGGCGACGACACCGATTCGCGCCGGCGGACTGGCCTTGACCATGTGTTCAAAGCATCCCGCGAGCGTGCGCTCGGCGATCGACAGATCCCAATCGCCGTTCGGCGCAAGGTTCTCGCGGTGCCAGCACAGGGCCCCGACGTGGCTATCGGTCAGGGTGTACACGGTGGCCAACTGAGCGTTGGTGACGGTCGGAGCCTTGACCGGTTTCGAGCGCGGGAGTTCCTCGGCCATCGCTGCAGCTGCTGCGCGCATGATCTCCTCAAGCTTTGCGGCGTCAGCCCGGGTTTTCACCCACTGCATCACCGGAATACCGTCCTTGTACAGTGTCGACGTCCCTTTCAGCATCTGTCCAGGCGCCACGGGGTGCTCCAGGTCGAACTCGGGCGCGTACCCACGCGAAGCAGCGTTCAGCCTCAGGCGCTCAAGCGCGCTGACGATCGTGCTCCGTCCGACGCCAAGCGCGCGTGCCGCGGGCCGCTCGCCGCCGTGCTCGATTACCGCTTCGAGGTACACCGCCTGCTGTGGCGTTGCGAACTCGCGCAGGCGGGGGTCGTATTTGCTTGCTTGGCTCATGTGGCCCTTTCTCACTTCTGGATCTCAGGGGGCCGGGACTCAGCAGTATGCGGCCACGCGTCGATCAGGGTGCGCTTTTCGCTGTTGAGTTTTTCAGCCTTGACTGCCAGTTCTCCGCGTCTTGCTGCGCACTCTGCAAGAATGTCCCCGTAGGTTCTGGCGGTGTTACGTAGGGCATCTGCGGTAGCACTGGACAAGCTGTCGCCAATGGCTGCGATGGTGTCGCGCAGGCCGTTAGTAGACAGGCCAGCACGAGCGGCAAGAGCTTGTATGGTTTGGTCGCGTTCACGTGCATGCTGGTTCGCCTCATTGATTTGGGATTGGAGTTGCTGCTCCCGCTCACGCGCGGCGTCCTTGGCTGCGGCGAGTTGCTTGGCGTACTCGGCTCGCACTTCGTCACGCCCAATATCGCGTTCGTGCTCAAGAAACTCATGAACGCCGACGGTGGCGGCGGCAGCCAGGCCGCCGATCACGAGGATCTCGAACAGCAGTTTGTATCGCGCCAACCGCGCCAGGATCGCGGTGATCACGACACCCCTTTCAGGCATAGGTCACGTTCGGCCGCGCGGCGCCTCGTCAGGCCTGGGAGCGACACCAGCACACCAGCGACGCGTGCTTTGTCCCAGCGCGGCAGCTGGTCGCATGCGGCGCGAAGCTGGCCGGCGCGCAGATAGCGCGCGGCCGTCGAATTGACCGTATCGCACGCGATCGTCGGGCCAGTGTTGAACACAGCGTCGCCGAACGCGGCCAGTACCTCGGGCGGCAACCCAGGCGCACAGCGGTCGACATGGGTGAGCGCGCTGCGCATATCGTCGGTCAGCCAACGGTCGCACTGCTCCAGGGAGTAGCGGATGCCCGCATGCACGTCGGGCCCAGTGTGACCACGGCAGGCCGTAAGCACGCCGGGGGGATCCCGATAGGCGACCTGACGCAGGCCTTCCGCCGGCACCGCCAGCGCCGTCGCCAGAACGGCAGCGAGCACCAGTCGCCCAGGCTTTTTCGTTGTGTCCACCATCAGGCGCCTCCGTCTTTTTTGGCAAGTAGCGCCGCAAACTGCACCCAGGCGCGATACACCTGGAGGCCTACTTTGGCAGCGACGATAGCGAGGCCCATGTAGCGAAAGGCATTGGCCCCCAAGTGCGGCGCCAGCGCCGGCATCCAGCCTTCTACGGTGGCGATAATCTGATCAGCGAACGGATACGCCACGAGCAGCATCGCCCATACATGTCTGCGGGCCAGTTCCAGGCAAGTCTTGATCCGGGCCATCATGACTTAGCCCCCAGCTTGGCCAGCGTTGCGTCAGATTCGCGCTGCTCTCGCTGATCACGGCGATGCAAATAAAACGCATTGAGGAAAAACGTCGCCAGCGCTGTGCCGATACCGACGATGATCCCCCACTGGGTGAGGGTCAACGACGCTACGATTGCCACGACGGCGCCGGCATAGCTGCCGGCTTCAGGTGCGCTTACTTGGGTCATGCTTGCCTTTCGATTGGCGTAAAAAAACCCGCATTTGCGGGCTGGTTGAGGATTTTGAGGACCGCATAAAGCGTCCCAGGATCGAAGCGTGCTGGATCCGGCATGCCGAGCGATGCGGCGATGGCAATAATTCCCTGTCGGTGGCTAACTTAGTCGCTCGCCGAGGCCGCCAAGAGCTTTGATGGCTGCGCACTGGCGGCCGCGCCGGCGTTTGGTTAAATCTTGCTGTAGCCGCAGCCGTCGCCGTCGATTTCCATGACGAAGTTCACGGTGCTTGCAGTGGAGGATCCATGGTTGAACTGCACGAGCAGATTCGCGCCAGAGATCGTGTAGGTGATCGTTGCGGTAGACCCTCCGTTCTGGATAGCCAGCGCGGTACCGTCCGTTTTCGCGAGCACGCCGCCGTTGTTCACGCACACCGTTTCAAGGCTCACGAAGAACGTCCCCGCACCGGTCTGGGTGCCGCGCGCCGACGTCTTGACGCGCACGCCGCCGCCGGGTGCAAGCGGGATCGAGAAGACCGTCGTCGCCGAATTGGCAATCGACTTCGAGTTCTCGACCTTCACCTGGTTGTGCCATTCGAACTGCAGCACATCGACCCCGGCGTAGCGGCGCAGGATTTCAGCGTGCCCCTCTTGCGTGCCACCCGTCACGTTGTCGGCGCGGATCCGGCCTCGCGCATACGTCGTGTTGTTGTCGGACTGGCGGAAGAAGTCGGGGAATACGTTGCCCGCGGTGACCGTCGCTTGATACTCGGTGCCGGCGGTAGTCGGTTGCCCATTGACCCGTTGAGATCCGGAATAGCCTGCCCAGATCGTGGTCTCGCTGCCGTGCAGGACGTGCGTGTCGCCGACGGTAATACCCACCGGGCCGGTGCCCTCGATGTCGCAGTGAAGCATCACCGAGTCGCCCGAACCGTAGAAATAGAACCCGGAGCCAGAGGTCCAGCCTTCGGCCGTGGCGTTGATGAACGTGATCTGGCAGTGCTGGATTTCGTACTGGAAGCCTCGATGGTTCATCACGACGGTGGTGGTGATCTGATCGGACGGCCCCTTACCTTCCAGTCGCATGAGGCCATCCGGCGTTTCGCAACCGATGAAAAAATTGTGCTGCGCACCGAAGGAGGGTGTGCCCGTGCCAGTACGACCCTTGATTTCGTACCCCTTGGACGGCGGGATACCGACCACCGTCACGTTCTCGAAGGTCGACAGCCAAAAGCCGTTGAGGTCGAGGCCAACGTTGGTCGTGCCGGTCAACGCGGAGCCATCGATGCGCACGTGCTTCAGGCCGGTGCGGATGACGTTTGTTCCGACGACGCCGCTGGTGCCGGAGCCGGTGAGCACGAGCTGCACGCCGGATGCTGTATCCGGCTGGTACGCGCCGACGTCGCCCACGATCACGACGTTGCTGCGCAGCTGGATTGTGCTCACGTTGTATCGTCCGTGCGGGAGCGTGACGAAGCCGCCGCCTGCGGTGTACACGGCCGTGATGGCGTTATTGATGGCGGTCGTGTCGTCGGTCACGCCGTCGCCCTTCGCCTGGAACCACTTCCCGCTGACGCCACCCGTGTACTGGCGCTTCCATCGCTTCCCGTTGCTGGCGACGATGATGGTGCCACCGTTGTCCGAGCTCGTCGTATCGATGTCGTCGCGCACGAACATGCCGGCAATGCCGCATGGCGCTGACGTCACCAGGTAGCCGGTGATGAATACGTTTTTCTGTGAGCCTGTGTACGCGCGTAGGGCAGCATAGTCCGTCAAGTTGAGCGAGCTCAAACCGCTGATCACCGCAGTCGCAATGCTGAACTCGTCCGACGTCTGCGCATAGAAGACTTCGCGGCCTTTCGAGTCCTGCACCAGCTCGGAATAGGCGCTGTCGTAGAACACATTGGCCGGCGCGTCGGAGTCGTTGACGATGTAGCCGTTCACGGTGCGCAGCGGCTGATCCGCTGGCAACGTGCCGGCGATGTCCCAATACACCGTCACCGGGTGCGCGATCGGATCG